TGACGTTTCAAGTAAGTCACATTCTCCCAAGTGACAGGGGTATCATCCTTAAAACAAGAAGTATAAGCCATCTGCAATTCCTCACGGAAAAACTTGGCGAGATACTCCATCGTATACGCTTCATATTTCTCCGGTCTTGACACAAGAGAATCATCGCCCGTAAAATTGGACCGGACGACCTTCCACTCCCCCTGTGGGTAAAGCGCACACCAAGCCAACTTATGTATGAACCAATTCCAAAAGGTGTTAAACATTGAGGTAATGAAACTTCCCGAAGCGGTACCCCAGGGCCTGGTATGTACCAACCACATGAAAATATGAATTCCCACAAAGTTGGCAAACACCACTAGGTCGACCCATTTAGGCAAAAGAGGGCACGTAGTCTTCAACAAATAAACAAATGCATGAACCGCATACCACTTAATGCTTATGTCAAAATTCCTGAAATCACCCGCAAGCAACTTCCGCTTCTCTTCTTCTGCTCCTTTAAGCCAGGCATACAAATCACCCCATTGACTGGAGTGAGGGTTAATGGCCAACCCACAAGGACTAGCACACGGGTCCTTCGTCATCTCCACGAAAAACCGACCAAGCACCATCCTCTGCACTATGAAGGATTCCAAATCCCCTGCACAGTACAAACGCGTGTCAACATTATCTCTCTTCTCCTTCGACCTTAACTCATCCTTCAAAGAATCCTCATAAATCACTGGCGTAACTATTCCTCTTTCATATCTCTCTATCTGCTGTTCGACAGCCGCCTTTATCAGCGGATGTATCCTCTTATTTCCTTCCGCGTCGAAAAACAGCTGTCGCCTATTTCTGAACCCTAACTTCTTCAATCTATAGCCTATGGACGAATCCATATCTATACTCTTCATGTAACCGGGTATTCCATAAATAGCCTCTTCCATTGTACACATCTTCACAGCTTGAGCATTAAATCCTCTCGGAAGAAAATCCTCAACTGTGAGGTCCCCCATCAAAAACGGGTTCCCGTAATGTGCCTGCTTTGCTATTCTCTCATAGGCATTTCGAGCAGGGCTTCC